TCCTCCTGCGCTGGTCCGGCACGCAGCGCTACGATGCGGCGACCAAGGTATGGATGCTTCCGAAGCCAGCGCAGATCAGCCGGAATGCACCCAAACCCGGCCGCGCGCGGCGCAACCTGCTGCGCACACTCCGACAAGCGGCGATCCGCACGCCACGCGGACACCTGAGCAATCCGACGGTGCTGCGATGACGATCTACCACGGCGAGCAGCCGCACCGCATTGCTATGGGTCCGTTCGGTTGGGAGTGGTGCGAGAAACACCAGGAGCCCCGGCCGGCCGGCGCGCCGTGCGCGAAATGCAATGCCGCGATCAATGCGCCCGCGATCGAGCAGCAGCTTGCCGATCTGCGCGACGAGACCCGCGATCTGCGCACGCGCGTGAGCGCGCTCGAACACGATCGCGATCTGCTGGCCGGACTGTACAACCGCCTGGCCGAGCAGTTCGACGCGCTGATGCTCGACCTGGCCGGCGAAGTCCTGCTATGAAGGGCTGGACGTTCGCCTATCAGCTGGATGCCGCGGGCCGGGTCCGGCTGTTCGCCTCTGAGGCCGGGCGGGAACCGCCGGCCGGCTTCCGGCGCTGCACGTTCAAGCGCTACATGCAGGCCTGGCGCGAGCGCGACGCCCTGGACATGGCACGCCTGCGCGATCGCGTGCTCTTAGAAGCCGCCGCGCGCGCGGCCGCCGCATCGAGCGGGAAGGGCCGGCGATGAGACACCACTGCCCAACATGCCGATCGATTGTATCGATCGAGCGTATCAACGAGCAGGCGATCGCGCGCTGCCCCTGGTGCGGGGATGTGCCCTGGCGCGCGGTGTTCGCAGGTAGAGAACCGCTGACGATCGATGACACTGAGCACACTCCTGACCTGTCTCGCCGCCGCGCTCTGGCTGTGCGGCGCGCGCAGCATCGCGCGGGCATTGTCCCGCTGGATGAAACCGTATGATTGTCGTGCTGGTCGTGCTGGGCCTGATCGTCATCCTGGCATTCTGCAGCGCAGGTCGAAGCGACGATGATTGACCGCGAGGAACTGCTGCTGCTGGCGTATCTGCCGATCTGGATGCTCTTGATGTGCCTGGGGAAACGTTCGCATGGCTGACTGGCAAAAAGCTGACCGCTCGAAGCTCGACATCACCTATGAGGATGCGTGCATCGCGTTCGTGTGTCAGTGCGGCGAAAGCGTCGAGCTGAGCGATGAGCCACGGCGCTGCGAGTGCGGCCGGGTCTATCGCTACGTCGTGCAGTTGCAGGTGTGTGATGCCGAACGCGCTGCTTAGCACGCTGCTCGTGATTGCCGTGGCGGTCTGGTGGCGACTGCGCCAGGCCGACGCACCGCCGATCACAACGATCTGCCCCGGCTGCGGCCACCCGATCCGGCATCTGCCCGGCCTGCTGTTTGTCTGCCCGGACTGTGGAAGGTGGCGGCTTGGATAGTTTTTGCGGACTTTTGCGGACTCAGAGCGATGCCTCGACTCCCGGTGCTCATTCGCCAGAATAAGGTTTTTGAGCTGGTCGTTGCGGGCCGGACCTATACCCAGATCTGCCAGCAACTGCACATCAGCGAGGACACGATCGCCCGCGACATGGCCGCGATCGGCGAGGAGGTGCAGCGACTCGTCCGCGAGCGCGCCGGCGAGATCGTCGCGGTGGCGCTGGCCACCTATCAGAAGGTGATTGACGAGGCCTGGCGCGAGTATTATGCCGCCGCACAGCGCGAAAAGGACTGGTACGCCGGCCACCTCGACTTCGAACACGAAACGATCGCCACCAAGACGCTGGCGATCGAGGCCGATGAGACCGACGAAGGACGGCGAAAGCCGAACAAGGACGCTGCCGCCCGCGCTGCGATTAGCGCGCTGGCCATCGAGAGTGAGTCGCAGCCGCTGGAGGTGACCCGCACCCGCAAGGCGGTGCGGCCCGCACTCGTGAATAGCGGCCGGCGTGAGTGGCTCCAGGTGATTATGGAGGCCACGCGCGAGATCACCGAGCTGACCGGCGTGAAGAAGCTGATTGTCGAACATAGCGGGCCGAGCGGCGGCGCAATCGAGGTAACCACTACCGCATTAGAACAGGCCGCGCGCGAGCTACAGGAATGGCGACACCAGATGACACAGCAGTTGAGTATGCCAAATGTGCCGCCGACGCCGCCTACTTCACCGACACCTATGGAGTGATCGACGACGCGCAGGGACACGGCGAGGGCGATGGCACGATGCCGTTCAAGCTCTGGCCCGCCCAGATCGGCGTGATGTGGCAGCTCATGGTCGAGCGGCTGATCATCATCCTCAAAGCGCGGCAGCTCGGGATTAGCTGGATCTGCTGCGCGTACGCGCTCTGGCTCTGCCTCTTTCAAGCTGGCAAGTTCGTGCTGATCTTCTCCAAAGGCCAGAACGAAGCCAACGAGATGCTCTCGCGCATCCGCAAGCTGTATGAACGGCTTCCGGATTGGCTCAAAGCCGCCGCGCCGCAGCTCATCAAGAGCAACACGACCGAGCTGGAGTGGTCGAACGGGTCGCGCATCGAAAGCCTGCCGGCGACCAAGAGCGCCGGGCGTAGTCTCACCGCCACCCTGGTCATCTTGGATGAGGCGGCATTCCTACTCTTCGCCAGCGAGCTCTACACGGCACTCAAACCGACGATCGACGCTGGCGGTCAGCTCATCATCCTGTCGACGGCCAACGGGATCGGCAACCTGTTTCATCAGCTCTGGACCCGTGCAAGCGCTGGCCTCAACAAGTTCAAGACGATTTTCCTGCCCTGGTGGTCGCGGCCAGGCCGAGACGCGGCGTGGTACGCGGCGCAGCTGGCCGAGTATACCGATGGGGCGATGGTCAAGCAGGAATACCCGGCGACCGCGATCGAGGCGTTTTTAGTCAGCGGCCGCGTGCGCTTCCAGCAGGCATGGATTGCCAAGCAGGCGCCGCATCTGATTGACCCGATCGACCTTGCGCACGCGCCGGAACGCTTTCGCCCCGCGCTCGCCGCGATCGATGGACTCCTCTTCTACGCACCACCGCAGCTCGGCCGGCGCTACATCCTGGCCGCCGACGTGGCTGAGGGAACCGAGACGGGCGACTACTCGGCCGCAGTCCTGATTGACGCCGAGTCCTGGGTCGAGCTGGCCAGCCTGCACGGGCATTGGGAGCCCGACCAGTACGCCGCGTATCTCTGGGCACTTGCACAAGTGTACGGCGCCGAGATCGGCGTCGAACGCAATAACCACGGCCATGCGGTGCTGGTCGCACTCAAGAACCTGGGCGCGCACAAGATCGCGCTGGGCCACGATGGCAAGCGCGGATGGCTCACGAACGCACAGACCAAGCCCCAGGCGATCGATCTCCTGGCGCAGGCGCTGCGCGATGGCTCGCTCGCCGTGCGCACGCAGGCCGCGCTCGAAGAGATGGCAATCTACCGGACCCTGAAGGATGGCGACACGGGCGCGCCGAACGGATACCACGATGATTATGTGATGGCCTGGGCGATCGCGCTGATGCTGGCCCGCCGGCCATCCACCAGCACGACCAGCAAAAGCCGCGTCGTCACCGCCGAGCAACTAGGACTCTAATGCCCTCGTTCATCCAGCGCATCACGAATTTCATCCGCGGCACTCGGGCAGGGTCTGCGACGACCACCATCGACCTGACGCCCGCGCCGCCGATGCCGACCGCCGAGCTCCAGCGCTTCGCGGTCGAGCGCGATCGCACGGCGATTATCCAGATCGTGCGGCGGATGGTCGACGAAGACCCGCGCGCCGCGCGCCTTGTTGCCGATCTGGCCAGAGACGCCACGCGCGGCGGCTTTAGTGTCAAAGTCCAGCGCGGCAATGGCTCCGCGCGGGCGAATGCCGAGGCGGCCGCCCTGATCGAGCGCCTGGGCCTGGCCGAGGCGGTGATGGACTGGGCGAAGTTCGCGTTCAAAGAGGGCGATGCGTTTCTCGAGATCGGCGTCGACGCCAATAACGATATCGTCGCCGTCACGCGCAAGCCAGTCCTGCAGATGCACCGCCAGAGCGACGACCGCGACCAATTTCCCGATCCCACGCGCGCCTACTGGTGGGCCGATGAGCTCTGGATGGGCATGGACGCCCCGCGCGATGCCGTCTGGTTTGCCGATTGGCAGATCCTGCATGTCCGCTGGGACCACGACAGCGCGCAGCGCTACGGGCGCCCGCTGTTTGCGAGTGCGCGCAAACAGTGGAAGCGCGTGGACGAGGGCGAGACGGACATGGCCGTGCGGCGCAAGACCCGTGCCGGCCTCAAGTACAATCACAAATTCCCCGACGGCACCGCGCCGGATGTCATCGAGACCTACAAAGAGCAGAACAAGGACGCGCTCGGCAATCCGACCGCGGCGATAAGCGACTTCTTCGGCACGACCGATATCACGGCGATCGAGGGCGACGGCCGCCTCGCCGAGATTGGCGATGTCAAGCACCATCTCGCGACCTGGGGATTGGCCTCACCGCTCCCGCTCTCGCTGCTCGGCTACGGCGAAGACCTCAACCGCGATGTGCTGGACGACCAGAAGAAACAGTACGACCGCGCGCTCGACGGCGTGTGCCTCTGGATTGACAAAGAGATCATCCAGCCGCTGATCGAACTGCAATGGCTCCTCAAGGGTATCTGGCCCGCATCGCTTACGTATCAGATCACCCGCCCGAGCCGCAACCCGATCACCCCGGCTGACCTGGCCTCGGCCGGCGATGCTGCTCAGAAACTCAAAGAGACCGGCGTGATTGCCGACGTGCTGCTGCTGCGGTTTCTCGCGCAGATCATCCCGAATCTCGATCCCGAGGAGGCCATGCAACTGCTCCAGCAGCAGCAGGAAGAACAGGCCGCCCGCCAGCCAGCACCGCAACCGCAGGTGCTACCCGGTAGCAACCAGGGCAATCAGCCGCCAGGCCAGGGAGACCAGGGCCAGCAGGGCGATGGGCAGCCGAGCGGCGAGGGTCAGCAGCAATGAATGTAGAACGCTACATTACGCTCTTACACTTCGCGCAATGCCTCTATATGCGCTACATCATAGAAATTGCAATCGCGCACTACGTAGACGCACATCAGATCGCCGATGATACCCGCTCGGCGCATATGAGCACCGCCCTGGCAACCTATAAGCAATTCTGTGCTCGGCACGATATCGAGACAGGACTCCGATGATCATCCACGCCAAGCAGGCCACCGTCGAATTCTCCAACGACGGCGAGATGTGGGAGCCCTTACCCGCCTTCGATGGCTTCATCGAACGCGAGTGCAAGCCGATCAAGGTGCTCTACACCGAGCCCGCCGAGCCCTTCACGATTGAGATCGAGTTCAAGGCTCCCAGTCGATCGAAGATTAATCGCCTCTACCGAACACTGCGCCGCCTAACCGGCTATGGTCCGGCCGGCAAGCGCGGTACATCCCCACGACGCGCCGCGCGCCGGCGCCACCATCGGAAGCTCAAGCGACGCTAATCATCGCGGCGCCCTGCTAGCGGGCACCAGGATAGACCAGGAAGCGCACGACCTGGGGCTGGTTCGAATCCGGCAGCCGCGACCAAACGTTACACCGTACTTTCCATCGCGGCGGCTGCACTCCGTCCTGCGGAGTCACTGGCGGCCAATAGGTAAAGCCGGGTATGTCTCGGCGAAGTGGTTCGAATCCGCGGCCGCGCCCATCCCCCCTACATCGGAGCACCCCATGAAGAAATCCAAGATCGCCAAAGGCCAGCCGCTCGCCGAGCTGGCGAAAGGCTCCCTCGAATATACCTCAACGATGATCCACCAGGCATTCCGGTCGCAATTCCGCGCCGACGATATGTACTGGAACTGGATGATCTGCGAGATCTTCGCCGAGTACGTGATCGTCTATGACTCGCAGCTGCCGCCGGATGAATACTGGCGCGTGCATTACACCACCGCCCAGACGAGCTATCAATTCGCGTCCCGCGATGCGTGGGAATTGGTCGAGCTGGCCTACCAATCGGCCGCACGCGACGAGGCGATCCGCGTCCACCGCGCGCCGAGTATTGCGGCCAGTTTCACTACAAGCGGCGACGGCATCCCGCTGGTCGAAAGCCTCGATCGTACCCGCCTCGAACTCTGCGAGGCGCAGGCCGGCAAACCGCGCCGAATTCGAGCGCGCGGCATGACCGCCGATATCATCAACCGCAATAATCGGCGCTATGCAAGTGAGGTGCTACGCGCGGCCGTCGCCGAGGCGCAACCCCTGGCCGAGCGCGGCGAGCTGCTGGCCGAGTCAGGGCACCCCACCGATAAGCCGAGCGGCACGGCCGATATCTTAGAATCGCTCGTCCGCTGGGATTCGATCGTCTTCGACGGCGGCGAGGTGCTGCTGGAAGGTGAGATCATCCCCACATCCAAAGGCCGCGACCTGATCACGATCATGGAAGCCAAGGTCTACCCGCGACTCAGCCAGCGCGCCTACGGCAGGGCCGAGCAGGTCGAAGAGGGCGGCCGGCGCTTCCTGGATATCAAGGAACTCCACATCACCGGCTACGACCTGGTGATGGACCCCGGCGACCCCACTGCCGCCACCCTGGCATTCGAATCCTTCAACCCACAACCTATCACAGGAGATCCCCCCACTATGGACCGTCTGACCCTAGAAGCCCTGCGCACCGAGTATCCCGAGCTGGTGGCGCAGATCGTCGCTGAAAGCAATGCCGCGCGCCGCGCGGAGCTGGAATCGGAGTTGGAAGCGCAGCGCCAGGAGAAGGCGCGCGAGCAGGAGATCATCCAGGCGCGCGAGCGCACGCTACGCGAGTCGCTGGGTCTCGGCGAGACCGACGACCTGGCCGCAGCCATCGAGCGCCAGAACACCGAATTGCAGCGCTTGCAGGAAGCCGAGCAGGCCCGCGCCGTCGCGGCCTACATCGCCGAGGAGTGCGGCAAGATCAGGTATGCCGAGATCCTCAAGCCGCAATTCGCCAAGCGCGTCGAGAACGCTCACGCCAAGACGATCGAGGAAGCCAAGCAGGCGATCGTGGCGGCCCGCGCCGAGTACGACGCGCTGCAGGCGAGCATCGAACTGCACGCGCGCGGCCGCGGCCAGCTCTCGATCCTCGGCCCCGTGCTGGAGTCGGAGCTGGGCGTGCCGGAGTTCGCGCGGGCCAGCTACGAGCTGACCGAATCGCTCATCCGCCACGGCCAGGCCGAGCCGCGCAACCTGCGCAAGCCATCGAATATTAACGAGCGCTTCACGGTGCAATACCTGGAGCGGTTCGACAGCGCCTACCGCCACCACCTGGCCAACGAGGCGCGGCTGTTCAACGAGGCCGAGCAGACCAGCGATCTCAACCTGCCCTACTCGGTCATGCGCACGATCATCGCCGAGGCGCTGCCCGAGCTGGTCGCCCTGTCGATCTTCGACGTGCAGATGGTCGACATGGCCCCAACCACCAATATCTGGTTCGAGAATTACGCGGCCGAGTCGGGCGCGACCGGCAGCGTTACCGATGAGGTCGTGACCGCCGCGCTCAACACCTGGGTGAACCTGGCCAACGCGCATCTCGATCCCGGCTCGGTCGTCCTGACCAACTCGGGCGCGACCGTCACGTACACCGAGGGCACCGATTACGTGGTGGATTACCTGGGCGGCCGCCTCATGGCGATCGCGACGATCACCAACGGCCAGTCGCTCAAGATCGACTACACCTACCAGGCCATGCGCCGCGGCGAGATGGCCGCGATCAAGCGCGGCAAGAACCAGCTGACCAGCAAGTCGCTGACCATCGCGGCCGATCGCCTGGCCGTTGAACTCTCGACCGAGTCGATCCAGTTCAGCCGGGCGGCGCTGGGCTACGACGCCCGCGCGCGGCTGCTGGCGCGACTCGTGCGCCAGATCCAGAACAAGATCGACGGCGGGCTGTTCTACCTGGCCCTGGCCGCCGCACTGCAAGTCGCGTCCAACAGCGGCGGCACCTGGACGGCCGCGAGCGATGATCCGGCGCTGCTGGCCAAGTACATCGGCGTGGCGAAGGTCAAGATCGCCAACCGCAACTACGAGCCAACCGCCGTGCTGATGAGCAAGACCAACTCGGATCGCCTGGCGAACTGGGACGGCTACACGCAGGCGGGTTCGCGCGTCGATGCCGATCTCAACAGCGCGGGCTACTCCGGGCGGGTCAAAGGCTTGCCCGTCTTCGATACCACGAACTTCACCGACGGCTACGTGCTGCCGATCAACCGCGAGGTCGTGCTGTATCGCATCGCCCAGCCCATGCAGATCAAGGGACCGATCCCATCCTTCGACTTCTCGGCTGGCCAGGTCGTCGCCGGCGAGCAGTACTACGTCGAAGAGTTCAACGGCGCCGAGGCGCCCGTGCCGCAGAAGGCCGCGAGCGTCAAGATCGCCTAATCCATCCCACGAGCGAGGGATGGGCGCGTACCCCAACGCCCATCCCTCGCTCGGCGGTCCTATGATCGCCATCATTCCAGCACAAGGCATACCATCATGATCACGGTTCGCTACATCGGCCCCGATGAGGCCATCCTGGCCGGCGCCTACATCCAGCACGGCGAGAGTCGGCGCGTGACGCCGGCGGCGCTGGCCGCGGCGCAGCAGTATCACCCCGATGGCTTCATCATTCTGGTGGCTGCCAGCGCCGAGGATGCCGGGCGCGAGGGTATCACCGCGTTTGTGCAGGCGCTCGCCCAGCCGACCCCGGCCGCCGAGCAGGCGCCGATCGACCCCGATCTGCTACCCACTCGCAGCGCCGAACTCGAGCCGCCGAGCGAGCCGCCCCCTTCACCGCCGGCCCATCCGGCGCCCACACCACAACCCAGGCAACCCAAGCAACCCGCGCATCGCCGCGATCGGCGCAGCCGCTAATCCTCACGCTACCGAGTCGCTCGACCGTGCCGCGCTCGGCCAGGCCGACGTCGCCCGCGCGAGCCATCAGAAGGAATTCCCATGGCAATCCAGTACAGCACCACGATCCGCAATAACCAGCTTGATCAGGTCGAGTCGACCGCCGGCGCCTCGGCGAAGCTGCGTATCTGCACCGGCTCGGCGCCAGCCGATTGCGCGACCGCGCAGAGCGGCACGCAGTTGATCGAGATCGCGCTGCCGTCCGACTGGATGGCGGCGGCCGCATCCGGCTCGAAAGCCAAGAGCGGCACCTGGTCGGGCACGGCCAGCGCCACCGGCACGGCCGGCTACTTCCGTATCGTCGACAACGCCGGCACGACCTGCCATATGCAGGGCACCGTCACGGCGACCGGCGGCGGCGGCGACTTGACGCTCGACAATACCTCGATCGCCAATGGCCAAACCGTCACGATCTCGACCTTCACCATCAGCGCCGGCAACGCCTAATCAATCACTGGCGCGATCCTGATCGTATCGCCGGCATCCATCGGCAATCCGATCACCGCGATCGGCCAGCGCTCGGCGGCATCGGCACTGCGGAAGACCGCCACGCCGAGCACGGCGACCGGGATACATTCCCATGTAATGCTGGCCAGGAGCGGCGCCCCCGCCGTGTCCAGCGCGCTGATGGTTCGCTGCCGCGCCTGGTAGTCCACCTCCCGACCATCCCAGAGCGAGAGATACCAGTCGCTCGGCCATGTGAGTTGGAAGCCGACCAGGAGCGGCGGCATGCGCCGCCTGGCGCGGATGAGCGCCGCAGCTACGTGTTTGATCTTCATGGCCTCAGTATAGCAGCATAGCAAAGGCTCGCCCCATGTCCACCTCGTATCCTGGCGCACTCGATGCGTTCAATAATCCGAGCAGCAGCGATAACCTCAATACCGCCGGCGTCCTGCACGATGTGCAGCATAGCGATGCCAACGATGCGATCGAGGCACTCGAACGCAAGCTCGGCATCGATCCGAGCGGGCCGACGGTGCTCACCGGACGCGGCAGCATCGATAGCCTGGTGCGCGCGTATTACGACATCCGCGCCTATGGCGCCGTGCCCGATACGATCGTCTTTGATGCGGTGATTACTGGTGGCAGCCGCACCATCACGAGCGCGACCGCCAACTGGCAGGCCGGGGATGTCGGGAAGACATTCTATATCCGTGGGAAAAACGTCGGGTATGCGGCGGGCCTCCACGCGCGGCACGTGTACCACTCCACGATCGAGACGCGCAATAGCGCCAGCTCGATCGTCGCGCTCTCGACCGACGAGGCGCCATTTGCCGGCGTCGGCGCGGCGATGATGGGTTGGGGCAGCGATAACGGCCCGGCCATCCAGGCAGCGATCGATGCGGCTGCAGCGGCTGGCGGCGGCACGGTGCTCATTCCCTCGGGTTCCTGGCTGACCAACCAGACGATCGTGCTCAAGCTCGGCGTGCAGCTCCAAGGCACGGGGCGCTTGGCCTCGGTCATCCGCCTGGGTCGTGGGGTCAATAATCCGATCATCAAGAATGATCCCGGCAATAGCACGACCACCCCACCGCAGCGCGTCGCCGCCCTGACCGGAATCTTCGATCTCCAGATTGACGGCAACTGCGATCGGCAGAGCGGCAGCGCGACCACCGCGCACGGCGTCTACTTCTCGGCCGATCCATTTTGGGCGCAGAATACCACGGATGTCGAATTCGATACGCTGCACCGCCTGCACAATGTCTACATCGTGAACGTGCGGAATACTGGCTACCGCACCGATGGCCGCCAGGTGACGAAGCTCTCGAATGTCGATACCTATTTCTGCAACGGCAACGGCTTCGATCCCGGCGTCGACCATCACATGGTCAACTGCGAGGCCGGACAATCGGGCCTGGAAGGATTTTTGCTCAACAGTCCCGGCGTGACCCTGGCCAGTTGTAAGAGCTTCTACAGCGGCAATATCACCGCATCGCGCGGCGATGGCTTCCTGATCGATGGGGTCACCGGTGGCATGAACGCGCTCGCCGCATGCGAGGCACAGGATAATAAGGCCCACGGCTACCATATCAAGAACAGCCGGGCGGCCTCGCTCTCATCGTGCGGCGCCGAGTCGAATTCGACCAGCAGCGCCGGAACCTATGTTGGCTTCTGTCTCGACGGCTGCTTTGAGTGCATCGTCGAGGCCGGCACCGCGACCGAGCGATTCGATACGACCAGTAGCACGCAGCGATCGGCGGTCATGCTGATCAACAGCGCGGTCGATAACCGCATTAGCTGCTCGTTCGGCTTCACCTTCGCGACGGCCTCGAAAGGCCCGGCGATCCATAGCTCATCCACGGCGATCGAGAATAACGACGTGCGTATCAATGCGCAGCAGGGCGTGCAGACCGTCGCCTATGCCGCCACGATTACGCCGGATGTCTACCGGGGCGGCACGATCAAGGTCGGCGCGCTGACCGGCAACCTGACCGTCAATGCACCCTCGACCGGGCACACCGGCTGCGAGTTGACCTTCCTCTTCGTCCAGGATGCGACCGGCGGCCGCACGATTACCTGGAACAGCGCCTTCAAGTCGGCCTTCCAGCCGAATAGCAAGGCCTCGTCGCGCTCGGTCGTCAAGTTCAAGTACGACGGGACCAACTGGCTGCAGATCGGTTCCGATGGCATCGATCGCGCGGTCGGTGCGGCGCGCTGGCATGAGACGATCACCTTCACGAATATGCAGGCGCCGGGCGGATCCGCGATCAGCGCGAACACCTGGGGCAATATCTTCGTCGGCGCGAACGGCCAACGCCAGGTGGCCAACTTCACCGGGTACACCCAGTACCGCGTGCTGCTGCACTACAACCAGCCGGCGAGTGGCGCCGGCACACTGCAATTCCGCGTGGTCGACCAGGTGACGCAGACGAACGTGCTGCATAGCTTCGCCGGGAATACTGGCACCGGCGAGATCGAGTCGGACTCCGGCTGGGCCGATCTGCCCGCCTGGGCCGGCGGCGATGCCTTCATCGTGCCACAAATCCAGGCGAACAATACCACCACCGATCCGATCTTCCGCTCGCTCGCCGTCTACCTCCGCTAATCCTGCTACCCGGCCCGCCCCGACGCTGTCGGGGTAGCAGCCGCAGAGACGCACGATGCCCACCGAACAATTCGCCAATAATGCGACGACCACGCTGAATGGTGCGATCTCCAGCACCAGCGCGACCAGCATCACGGTCGCGAGCGCGTCGGCATTCCCATCCGTCGCGCAATTTCGCATCCTGATCGAGAGCGAGATTATGCTGGTGACGGCCGGCGCGGGCTCGACGACCTGGACCGTCACGCGCGGGATCGAGGGCACCACGGCGGCCACACATGCCGACGGCGCGACCGTGCGGCAGATCCTCACGGCCGGCGCGCTCAAAATCTGGACGCCGAGTCAGGTGATCGCGCCGCGACATCATGGCCTCAAGGCCTGGAATTACGATCCGGGCACCACCAGCTCGAGCTCGGCGAATGTCTCGGGCACGATCTACGCGCAGAAGATCTACCTCCCCGAAGATATGCCGATTACCAACATCGTCTTGGTGATTGGCACGGCCGGCGCCACGCTGACCAGCGGGCAGAGCCTGGTCGGCCTGTACTCGCAGACCGGCACGCAGATCGGCGTGAGCGCTGACCAGTCGGCCAACTGGACATCCAGCGGCGTCAAGACGATCGCGCTCACGAGCGGCCCCTTCAGCGTCTCGGGCGGGCCGGATAATTACTGCTATGTCCTGGTGATGTGCAATGGCACGACGCCGGCCGCGTTCACGCGCGCCAGCGCGAACTTCAACGCCGGGAATGTCGGCCTGGCCGCCGCCGATGGCTTCCGCTTCGGCGTGCAGGGGACGAGTCAGACCGCACTCCCATCCTCGTTCACGGTCAGTAGCCTGACGACCACCAACGCCCTGTGCTTCTGGGTCGGCCTCAGCTAAGGAGGTCGGCATGGCGACAGCGCTCTACCTCACGAGCATCAGTTCGGATGTCAACCCGGGCAGCGAGGACGAGCGCCTGGCGCAGCTGACGCGCGGTAGCGGCGTCACATCCTCGGATGCGACCGCGACCGTCGCCGGACCAACCGCTGGCGTGCAGGCGCAGCTGAGCGGCGCGGGTCTCACCTGGCTCTCCAACCCGCTGAACGGTGTCACGATCAGCGGGACGATTACCTTTAACATCTGGGGTTCCGAGTCGGCCGCGCAGGCCAATGCCGGCTTCGATGTGCTCGTCGAGCGCTGCAATGCCTCGGGCGTCGTGCAATCCACGATCCTGCGCTCGGAGCGCGGCACCGAGATGGGCACCACGTCCAGCGCGAACACCTGGACCGGCACGCCGACCTCGACCACGCTGAGTACGAACGATCGCATCAAGATCACCGTGTTCGCCAATGACGCCGGCGGCACGATGACGGCCAGTAGCCGGACCTTTACGCTGCGGTTCAATGGCTCCAGCAGCGGCGCCGACGGCGATACCTTCGTTCAGTTCACCGAGACGCTGACCGAGAACCTGGCGACACGGACCGGCGATCTGAGCCAATCCCAAGCGAATCAGACGCTCAATCCCAACGGAGCCGGCGCCGTGGCGATCGCCGGTTCCCTTTCGGCCAGCCAGGCGGCCGAGACGCTGAGCGCGACGATCGAGTCTCCCTGGCAGGCACCGACCGCTTTCACCGCGCAACTGGGCACGCCGTATAGCGTGCTCGCCGGGATTGTCCTGGGCAGCGATCTCGATACCGGCGCGCGGATCGGATCGCTCACGCAGACCCAGGCCGCCGAGACACTGAGCGCGGCCGGTGCGGTGGCCCTTGCCGGCTCCCTTTCGATCACCCAGGCCGCCGAGACACTGAGCGCGGCCGGCGTCGTCGGCGCAGCCGGCATCATTGGCGATGCCAGTATCACCCAGGCGGCCGAGACACTGAGCGGGGCCGGCGCGGCCCTGATTGCAGGAAGCGCCGCGCCAAGCCAGGCCGCCGAGATGCTGAGCGCGGCCGGCGCCGTGGCCCTGGTCGGCTCCCTTTCGACGACCCAGGCCGCCGAGACCCTGAGCGCCAGCGGCAGTACGACGACCAACGGCACCTATCGCGGGTCGTTCGGCTACCAGGACGCACGCACCTATCAAGGCACGGCCAGCAGTATCACCGGGAGTGCCACGCCGAGCCAGGCGGCCGAGACGCTGAGCGCGGCCGGTGCGGTGCTGATTGCAGGAAGCGCCGCGCCAACCCAGGCCGCGCAGACCCTTGCCGCCACGGCGACCGGCGCTATCGCCGGTTCCCTTTCGAGCACCCAGGCGGCCGAGACGCTCAGCGCCAGCGGCACGAACCCGATCGCCGGCGCCCTCGCACAAACCCAGGCAGCGCAGACCCTTGCCGCCAGCGCTGCGGTCGCCCTGGTCGGCTCCCTCACGAAGACCCAGGCCGCCGAGACGTTGAGCGCGGCCGGGAGCACTGGATCGGGCACCGGCACCTATCGCACGGCAGTGGGCTACCGGGCGGCGGTCAATTACCTCTCGGGCGCAAGCGCGATCGTCGGTACCCTCTCGACCACCCAGGCGGCCGAGACGCTGAGCGCGGCCGCAACGCACCCGGTGAGCGGCGCCCTGGCGAAGACCCAGGCCGCCGAGACACTGAGCGCGGCCGGCGCGGTCAGCGGCGCCACCGGCATGTACCGATCGGCGTACGGCTACCGCGACACCCTTTCCTATCGCGGCAGCACGGCAGCCACGATCGGAACGCTGGCGAGCAGCCAGGCCGCCGAGATCCTGAGCGCCAGCGGCCGAGTCGCGATCGCCGGCGTCCTCTCGACCAGCCAGGCCGCCGAGACACTGAGCGCAGCGGCGATCCATCCGATCGTCGGCGCACTCGCAGCCACCCAGGATGCCGAGACGCTGAGCGCCAGCGGCAGCAGCCTCGCCATCCGTACCGGCACACTGGCCGCCATCCAGGATGCCGAGACACTGAGCGCGACCGGCCTGATCGCGGCCACCGTGCGCGCCCGGCTCCACGGCCGCACCGTTGTCGAGACGGTCATGCGTGGGACGGCCAGAGTGGAGACCCGGCTGCACGGCGCCGCCCACCGATCGGTCACGCGCATGAGCGCCAGCGCCACCCCCGCCACCTTCCTGCACGGCCGCACCACTCGATCCGCGACTCTCACCGGTACGGCGCAAAGGACATAGATCATGATCGACACCCTGACCATCGACCTCGGCGACGGCGCCAAACTCGATATGACCTTCAGCGTCGACGATGTCGATACCGACCCCGCCACGATCACGATCGAGCTGAAGAGTCCATCGAACGCCGTCACGACCTACACCTTTGCCGCGAGCCAGATCACGAAGATCGCGACCGGGCAGTATCGCAAGATCCTCGGCGCATCCATCCTGAACGCGGCCGGGCAGTGGCGCTACTCCTGGATCGGCACCGGCACCGCCGAGGGCGCCGAGCAGGGTCTGATCGTCGTCAACGCCCGCGCCAGCGCGTAACCATGAAAGGTTCCCAACCGATGAAGCCCATTACCTCGAATGAGACGCACGAAGCACTCGCGCGCATGCTGCATGCCGATCGCGTGCAGCTCGCCGGCCTGATCGAGCGACTCCCGATCCACCGGGATATCCTCAAGAGCCCGGCCGCGACGATCGCCGAGCTGGAGACGCAGGCCGAGCAATCGGTGCGCGTGATCGAGTATCTAGAGAAGCGCCTGGCCGAGCTTGGCCCGGTCGAGGCGTAACGCCTGCTACCCGGTAGCAGCCCCCGAGCATTCCTATGAGCAGCAGCCTCACCAGCATGGCCGATATCCTGGCCGCCGACGTGCCGCCCTACGGCAACGTGCCCACGACCGAGCACTATCTGCGATCGGTCAAGGATGCCGTGGCCGATCTCAGCCGGCGCGCGGCGCTGATCAAGATCGCCACACTCGCGATCGTGAGCGGCACGGCCAGCTATGACCTACCGGCCGACTTCCTGCGCCTCATCCGGCTCGATACGGCCAATGGCTACGGCTCCAACGGCGTGCTGTATAGCGCCGAGGGGCTGGTGCCGCTCACGCCCTGGTCGAGCCAGAGCTGCGAGCGCACCACGATCGCGCACGGGGCGATCACCTTCACGCCGACGCCGGCCTACACGCTCGATCGGCAACTTACCTATGCGGCCGCCTACGCCCTCGACGGCGACGACTATGCCGATCTGGATGACGACCTGGCGCAGATCGCACTCCTCAAAGCGCGGGCGATCTGCCTGCTGCTACAAGCCGCCAAGGCGGCCCGCGATGCCTGGGTATCCGAGCTTGGCCCCGAGAAGCGCGACAAGACCAAGCAGGCGCCGGAACTGCGCGCCGAGGCCGCCGAATTCGAGCGGCACTACCTCGCCGCACTCAACGCACGCAGTGGCCCATACGGGAGTCGATCCTGATGCCAGCGCTGAATGCAGAAGACCGCGCTGCACTGGCGGCCGATGCCGCCGAGATGATCGCCGATGGCGAGCTCGTCACGCTGGCCCGCGCGCCAAAAGGCATGCGCAATCGCGGCGATGCCGAGGCCTTCGCCACGAACGTGCCCATGCAAATCTGGTCCACGAATGGCAACAGCGATCCGCGCATCCTGGAAGCTGTACCGGCGATTGGCGGCCAGCGCGTCGCCGCCGTCGGCTATGCGTCGGCCGGCACCGACCTGCAGGCGGGCGATGAAATCTGGACCGCGAGCAAACGATATAGCGTGCTGGGCGTGGGAATCTGGCGCGGCAGCGTGGCGGCCGCGCTCAATGAGATTGTGCCGAGGGCATCGTGACAGGGCTGAAAGTTGAAATCCTGCACCTGCCCGAGGTGCAGGCCGCGCTCAGAGCCAAGGCCGATCGCCTGACCCCGGCGCTCAATGATGCCGCGACGGTCGGCCGCCGGCTGCTCGTCGAGCAGTTGACCAACTACCCGCCGCCCCGGCAGGGCCAGCGCTATGTACGAACCTTCCGCTTGAAACGTGGATGGGAGCGCGCCACGCCGATCACCGGCGGCCGCGGCTTCCAGCTGATCAACCCGGTCGAGTATGCGCCGGCGGTGCAGGGCACCAACCAGCGCCCCGCCTTCCGTGGCCGTTGGGAGAATGTGGCCAGTATCGCCAAGCGCATGCAGGCCGAAGTCATCGCCGCGTATGTGCAGGCGGTCAAGCAGGCGGTTGAATGAGCGTCAATCCCACCACGATCCGCACCACCCTTGCCGAGCTCTTGAGAGCGGGCTGCCCCGACGCCATGCGCGTCTATCCCGACGAGCCCGGCGACCTGGGCAAGAAGAGCCCGATCATCGTCCTCTCACGGCGCGGCCGCGGTCGGAATAAGCAGGGCCAGGCGCTGCGCACCTTCCAGACCAAGATCAAGCTCTGGCTCGATGTGTATGTGGCCGCGCCGGATGGCCGCGACTACACCGACGCCGAGGCGGCCGCGCTGCTGGACACCATGGCCTACCAGATCGACGCGGTGATCGACCAGTACCAGACCGCGATCGATAGCGAGACGCAGGCCAAGCTCTGGCAGGCGATCGAATACGACATCGATAGCGAGATCGAGTTCGGCATCTTCAACGACGATGGCGTGCCGCGCTGGCGCGAGCACATGGGCCTGGTCGTGACGGTCTTCGCCTAGTTCAGATCCTCATGCAGCGCGGGCGGCTGCGCGGTATACAACGCCAACCCAGGATTCGGGATGAACAGCGAAGGCGTGCGCAACGACTCAGGAGCGGCCGCCTGCTCCGCACAGCGCCGCAGCAACGCCGGTATCTCGATCGGCGCCTCACGCACAAAGCGATCGAGGATCGGCTGCGCCTGGAGCAATGGACGGCCCATCACCCCACCGACGACCAGATGATCGATCACCGTCAGCAGCGCCCGGTATTGCAGCGGCGGCGGCAGCTCACCCAAGCCCCCCCAGGAGCGCCAGATCGATCGGTCGGAGTTCTTCCCAGCGGATCCGTGGAACCCTCGGCATGCATCCCTCCTGTTTCTATCAATCCTACCACACAGAACGCGCCCCCGTCTGCGTTCGATACCATCCCGATAAGGAGAATCCTCAATGGCTCGTGCAGCACTCACCAAGCAGACCATCACGCACGCCGGCCAGGCGCTGACCTACACCGCCCCGACCGGCGCTGGCGCCAACAACGGCTGGACCTGGGCCAACACCGGCGCCGAGATCCTCGAAATCAAGAATACCGACACGGTCACCCACACGCTCACGCTCAAGGCCAGCGCTTCGCTCGCCGGCATCGCGCTGCAAGATCAGACCGTCACCGTCCCGGCCGCCGCGGCCGGCGCCCCCGGCTACGTCAAGGTTAAGCTGGCGACGGTCGCGTTCGGCGCGACCGGCAACGCCGATATCGATGTGGTTACCGGCATCACGGCCGCGCTGATCAGCGCGTAGCAGCCCCCGCTGTTCCTCTTCCCGCGATCCCTCACTCACCCCACTTCTAAGGAGTAATCCCCCATGACTATCGTTAGTGGTTTTGGTTCGGCCGTCGATGCCTACGTGGAGATCTCCACGAACGGTACGAGCTGGACGAACATCAGCGGCGCGACCAACGCGCTCGAACCCGATCCCGTCAAGCGCAAGTTTGGCGAGGCCTATGTGTTCGGCGCTGCCGATCCCGGCGTCACCGTCGGCAAGAACGAGTCGGTCGAAATCAAGATGAGCGTGTTATTCACGCAGGGCGCCAGCGATGCCTTCGCGACGGTCAAGGCGGCCTTCGATAACAAGACCGATGTGTACTTCCGCTGGACGCCGTTCGGCAATGTGGCAGGCAACGCCCGCTTCACGACCGGCGCCGGCAAGGTGCTCGAATTCATGTATCCGAAGATCAACGCGGAATCGGCCGACGCGATTATGTGCGAGCTGAAGATCCGCGCGGCCGGTATCACCCAGGACGCAACCCCATAAGAACGATGAAGGCTGAAGGCTGAAGGCTGAAGGCGCATTGCGAGCGCTGTACTCTTAGCCTCTTCATCCTTCATCCTTCACTGTTCATCCTTTCCCCAGGCGTCTCCGCCTGGCGCCGGGAACCCGCCCGGCGTGGGCGCTCGCTATACCTGGGCGGGTCGATCGATCGCATCCGCCCAGGACCCGATCCCTCGATTCTTCATTCTTCATTCACCATTCTAGGAGGTTCCCATGCCCCGTGGACGCAAACCCAAGACCACCCAGGCGATCACCGCCACGCCCGCGACCGTTGTTCTGTCCGCCCCGATCGTCGTCGATCGCTCGCGCCTGACGCTCGGCGATATGCTGACCTTCTCGAAACTGAGCACCCTCGGCCAGGCCGACGCAGCTGCGCAGAATGCCGCGATGATTGAGATCCTGCCGGTCCTCGATCGCCTGGTCGTCGGCGGCATCCTGGGCCGCCCCGCGACCGAGCTGACCGCGATCATGGAAGCGGTCGGCCAGCAGCTCAACGAGACGGCAAACCCAAAGATCTAAGGCTGCGGATGATGAAACACTTCATGGGCCGACATCCGCAGCCCTATGAATACCTCACGCTCATCCTGTGCCGGGATATCTACCACTGCACCCCCAGCGAGCTCGCCCGGCAAGACCCACAGGTCATCCTGGCGCACCTCACCGCGCTGGATGTCGAATCCGACTACCGCAGCATGCACAACGCCCCCAAAGTTGATGCCGCGTAGTCGTCCCCCTGCTACCCGGTAGCATCTACCCCGCTTTGCGGTGGCCCACGCCGGTAGCAGACTCCGCACTCCGCACTCCCCACCCCCATCCCGCTCGGCAGCCTCGCCGCCCCGCATTAGCACGCCGCGCGCACTCTCCACCCCGACTCTGTCGGGGCATCCACCGGAGCCCGCGCGCGGCGTTCCGCATCCTATGGCTGATACGCAGATCCCCATAGTTGTCACCGTCATCGACAACGCATCGGGCGCGCTGAACCAAATTTCGACCGGCGCCCTGCGCTCCTTGGGCGATGCCGCGGTCAACATTGCCGGCCAGGCCGTTCAGGCCATGGCCGGTTTTGGTGCGTCCAGCCTGCAGGTCGCGGCCGACTTCGAAAAGGCGACCAGCACCTTCGCCTCGGTGGCCGGCGGCGCCTTGAAGGATGCCGGCTTCACGCTCGACGACGTGAAGAACAAGGCGCTGGAGCTTGGCGCGCAAACCCAGTTCAGCGCAGCCCAGGCCCAGGAGGCGATGATCAACCTGGCCAAGGGTGGCGTGCCGGTCGCCGACATTATGGGCAAGGCGACCGATGCAACGCTGGCCCTGGCAGCGGCCGGCGATGTCGAGCTCGCGCCGGCCGCCGATATCGTGGCCAAGCAGCTGGGCGTGTGGGCCGATACCGGCGTGCAGGCGGCCGATGTCGCCAACCTCATGGCCCAGGCCGCCAATGCCAGTACGGTCGATGTGCAGGAACTGGCGCTTGGTCTCTCGGCGGTCGGCGGCGTCGCCAAAGTCTCGGGCGTGTCCTTCCAAGACCTCACGCAGACCATGGCGCTGCTGGCGCCCGGGTTCTCGAGTGCATCGGATGCCGGCACCAGCTTCAAGACGATGCTCCTGGCGCTGCAAGGCAAATCGTCCGACGCCGTTGGCGTCATGAAGCAACTCAATATCATCTCGACCGACTGGGCATCGGTCGCCGGCGATCTCGGGATTGCCTTCGATGGCTCGGCGGCGAGCCTGGCCAAGGTCAAGGATGCGGCCATGCAACAGGTCGCGGTCCAATCGAAGGCCGCGATCGGGACCAAGGACTGGCAGAAGGCATGGGACGCCTTCCTGGGTGACTTCCAGACGAATGCTTTTTATGACCAATCCGGTCAGATGAAAAGCATGGATCAGGTCGCGCAGATTCTCCAGAACTCCCTCGCCGGCCTATCGGAAGAACAAAAGACGGCCGCGCTCAATACGATGTTCGGCACCGATGCGTATCGGGCCGCCGCGTTCATCGCGCAGGCTGGAGCGGCCGGCTTCCATCAGATGGCCGACTCTATGACCGCCGCCGGGAGCGCTGCCGAGCAGGCCGCCGTCCGGAATCAGAATTTCAAATTTGCGTGGGATTCGCTGCTCGGGACCATCGAGACGATCCAGATCGTGATCGGCTCGGCGCTGCTACCCATCCTCACGCAGCTGACCAACGATGTCATTATCCCGGCCGCCAATGGGGTCTTGACCTTCGCGCAATCGATCCTCTCAGCCAGCGATCCGATGGCCACGCTGACCGCCAGTATCAACAGTGCGGTGCCCGGGTTCGATTCCTTCGTTACCAGTATCACGCAGATCATCAGCCAGGCCGCTGCGTTCCTCTCGACTGGTAATAATCTCGAAGCCGTGCTGGCCGGTATCGGCGTGGCGATCGCGGTCGGTGTGCTGCCGCCACTGGTCGCCGCTGCTGCTTCCTTCCTGGCCCTGGTCGCTCCGATCGTCGCCCTGATCGCGGTGGGCGCCCTCCTCTATAGCGCCTGGACCAATAACTTCTTAGGTATCCAGGAGATTATCGGCAGCATCGTCGGCGTAGTCACGTCGATCATCTCACCGATTATCAGCACCTTCACTGCGATCGCATCCTTCGTTAGCGCCAATCTGATGCCGATCCTGGCCGGGGTCGGTACCGTCGTCGCCGGGCTGCTCATCCCGGCGCTGGCCTCGATCGCCGCGTACATCGCATTCGCTGCGCCGATCATCGCCGGGTTGTTCGCCGGGTGGGTGGTCGGCGCCGTCTCTGCTGCCGCCGCCACGCTGGCCGCCGCCGCGCCGCTGCTCCTGATTGGCGCCGCCGTCGCGCTCCTGTTCGCCGCCTGGCAAAATAACTGGTTCGGCATCCGCGATATCGTCGCCGCCGTCTGGGCCTATCTCCAGCCAATCTTCGCCCAGATCGGCGTGTTCTTCACGTCCACACTACCCGCCGCGTTCTTCTCCGCCGTGGCCGCCGTGCAGCAATTCGCTGCACAGGTGCAGGCCGGCTGGGGCGTCCTGGTCGCCGGCGTCATGCAGTTCGTCGCCTCAGTGCAGGCCGGTTGGGGTGTGGTCGTCGCGGGTATCAGTTCCTTCATTTCCTCGGTGCAGGCGGGATGGGGCGTGGTCATCGACGGCGCCTCGGCGGCCTGGGCGGCAGTGGTTGCGGTCGTGCAGGGCGCGATCGCTGGCCTGGTCGGGATCTGGAATCAGATTACGGCTGGC